CATGTCTTCATAGCTTGTTCTACTCGTTCCGTACATTTTAGTTTCACTCATTGTGTTGTCTCCGGAGCTAGTTTTAGTTAAGTGGGCATAGTCTCGTTTATCGAGATTTGATTTTGTAATGTCACGGGTATCAAAATTTAGCATATTTTTCTTAGCAAATACTCTTATTTCTTTTAAAAAATTGTACCAGTTATCTTTAACATTATCTGCTTCATTAGTTATAAAATCATTATTGTAAGTTATTACTACGCCTGTTTCTTCATTAATAGTTATACTTACTTTTCCTAATATTTCTTCACCGTCTTTAAAATCAAAGTCAAAATATCTAGCTAATTTGGGGTCATCTGTAACTACGCCAGTAGCATCACCCAATGTAATTGAGGGGAAACGTCCCCTAATCTTAGCAAACAAATTCTCTGATATTTTATCCATTGTGCTCATGTTATTATTTATCTGTATTGTGTTGATACCATGATTGGCATAGGCGGTACAAAATCGTCATCTGGATCTTCGTCAGCTTGGTTAAATGTATCATATACCCTTGGATCCCAGGCTTTCATTACGCTAATCATACGCATAGCCAATAAAGCGGCCATAACTAAATCGTCAGTTTCACCAGGTTTTGCTTTATAACTAGATCCTGCCGCAACAAAGCCTTTAAGCTCAGTAATTAGTAATTTGCTGTTTATGTGCATTCGATCGTTTTCGACCATAGTTTTTAGTTTAGCACAAGCACTTACTTTACTAATATGTGTAGTATTAAATCCTTTACGGAATTTACGTATATGTCCTTTTTTAATAGGTTCATTAACAAACATTCCAGGTATATTTTCTTCACCAAAGTCATTAATAACAATAAGTGCGGCTTCACCAATAGCGTTGTTTTCTACACTCCAGTAAATATTTTGCCCATCAGAATTACACGTTTCTTTAATATAATTACAAATATCTTTCATAATTCTAACTTGTGTGGGTATGGGTGTTGTATTATGCCGCCATTCTGCAATTTGATTATATGTAGGTAGTTCAATTACTTGTATAGCTGAAAAATCACCACCAGTACCCATAGCAGGATCTAAAGAAATAACATACGTTTTGTCACCAGTTGGTTTACCGTACCATCGGGTTTGCCCCATATTAAGTATAGGATCTGTTCCTTCTAAAGTAGATAATTTAATTGCATTAATTAGTGTTTCATCATAAACTAAAAATTCACAACCATACTCACGTCTAAATCTTTCTTCACCAATACGACCAACTTCGTCTTTAGCCCATTGTTCATCTCTATCAGGATGTTCATCCCAATTAGCTGTAAATCCGTGAAAGCCATTAATACCTACTGCTTGTTCAAGTCCGTTTTCATCAAATTTATTTTGTGATTCTTTCCATATAATTGCAAATGTATCTTCGTCTGAGTTTGGTGTTGATGTAATAATTGCACGACCACCTGTTGCTAATGTAGGTGACATTGAAGTCCAAAATTCATCAGCAATACTAGGATTAACAAATGCAAACTCATCACAGTATAGTAAAGATATAGACATACCTCTACCAGTGTTACCTGTAGTAGTAGCACTTACTAATCTACTACCGTTTTCAAATTCCATTGAACCTTTATTATAGTTTGTTACTCCAGCACGAATGTGATCAGGACATAATTCATAGCCATATCGAACACGTTGCATAATTTCTTGAGCGCCAGCAAATTTATGTGCGGCAATTAGTATTGTTTGATCAGGATGAAACATAGCATACCATAAAAGATATGCAGAAGCACAAGTTGTTTTACCACTTTGTCGTGGTAACATATTAACATTAAATCTATGATTATGATATGCCTGCATGAGTTTTATTTGATAGTCGTATGGTTTAAATAATAATTTACCTTCAACAGGATGTTGAATGTTATAGAAGTATTCTGCAAAATGAAGATAACCGGTCTCTTCATCCATACAGTTTTTAAGGTCTTCTATTTGTTGTTCATTAAATGACTCACGAAGGTGAGCCTTTTTAGTTAAAACGCCGTCTAAACTTTTTATACTCATGATAACGTATTTATTGGCAAAAATAGGGCCCAAAGGCCCTATTTGAGTTTACAATATGGGAGGAAATATTGTTGTGTTTATTATGTTAATGTTATGCCGGTTACGGCCGCCGCAGTAGTACCTGTAACATCAATGTTGTTTGGTCCAACTGTTGATCCTAAGCTACGTATTCTTGCTTGAATATCACTAGCTGAAAGAGCCGCATCTGTAATCATATAAATGATTCCTGTTGCCGCATCAACTAATTGATACATTAAAGGACTAGTTTCTTTAATAACCATTTCGCCTGCTTCGTCAACAGCATCATCTTCTGCTCTTAAATCAATTGCTGTGCCGCCAGTATTTTTAACAGTTACTAAAAAGCCTTTAGCATTGTGTTGGTATAAAGTACCAACTGTTACGCCTAAGCCGTTCGTTCTTGTAAAACCTGCCATTACTTATCTCCGCTTAATTTTTCTTTTAAAGAAGCCGCTAGTTTACCTTTAATGTCATTTTCTAAACGAGTTAATTCTGCTCGAATTGACATTGGGTTATCACCACCTGCTACTTTTGGATAAGAAGCTTTAGGACCGTTTAATCCACCTGCTAAATCTTTAGTCATAAGTTCTGTATCGCCATATTTTTCGTCTGGCTGATTAGCATAGTCAGTTTTTTCAGTATCTATAATTTCGGCATCACCTGCTGGCGCTTCGTCGCCTGCATCTATAATATCACGAAATTTTTCTAATTCTGATCTTGGGTCTTGTTGCATAGCCGCATTAAGACTTTCGTCATCAGTTGCTTTGTCACCAACATAGCCACCGGCTAGTGATGAACCGACAGTTCCAAGTGCTCCTAGGCCAGCCGCTTTGGCTCCGCCATATCCTAAACCTGCACCAACCAATGCTCCGATTGGTCCTGCGTTTAAGTCTTGGTCACCTGCAACATCATCTTGTCCAGGAATAGTTGGATCATCATGTTGATGTGATTTAAATTTTTCTACATCATCTGGTCTTGGATTTACTGGCATATCGCCACCAACTGGTTTACCACATGGACTTGAAGGTATTGTTGGACCAACTGGTCCAGCGTCGTCTAAGCCTGCAAGTTTCATCATGGCCATAAGTTTGCCAACATCGTCGGCAGTATCACCACTCATTGAAATATTCATAGAAGCAATTTCGTTTAATTCCTTCGTTTGAGTTTCATTAAGTGAATCTATTTTTTTATAAACATCTTCTAGTTTCATTATTTGCTCCCTACAGGACTTGTTTTACCTGGCTCACCCATATCATGTTTTTGTTCTGTATCAGATATACCATCAGGAACTTGTTTATTTTCACGTTCTGCACGAACGCCTTCAAGTTCTTTTAATAAGTCCATAGTCCTGTTACCTGCTACTTTCTTTTGTGCATCTGCTTCCGCATCTGTTAAATCTGTACCTAAGCTAGGAGTATAAACTTTATCATAGTTTGATTTATCTTGATATTCTTCTTGAGGTGCACCATCACCTCGGACAATAACATAAGACTCATGAATTCCACACGTCATTGCTATGTATTGTTGTAGTACTTGTGGTGTTGTTGGATAAGCAAGTTCAACGTCATAGTAGTGAACATGGGTGTTTTGTAATTGTGGAAAATCTAATGGACGCTCTTGAATAGGTGTTTTTTTACCTTGGCTCATATTTTCTACTTTAAATTTTTGTAGTGCTTCTTCTAGCTGATCAGGATAATTAGCAGGTAGATCACCCGCAATTCCTACTTTAAAAGAATACGTCTTTTTTGCTTCGTTTAGATGTTCAACAAATGTTTTACTCATGACCTTGTTTCCCGTTATAATGTTATTTATCTATCTTCTTTAGTTTTTCTAGCAGACTATTGCGGTCTGTAACTACATATCCTTCACCGTTAACTAGATTACCATCATCTAAGGTACTTTCTCTATCCATTTTTTCTTTTTTAAGCTGGAGTTCTACCATTTTTAGCTTGTTGTTTAATTTAACATTTTTAGCATCAAGACTAGTTTTAAGCATCTGACCAGCTACTTCGAATACACGCCCTGAGTAACGTGATTCAACATTCATTCCTAGATCCATTAAATCTTCATAAGCTGACATGGCCTTATCGGCAACATCATTAAGTTCTGTATCTGCTAATTGACCTAGTCCTTTTACTTGAGGTAAAGCGGCTGTAATTTTATCGAATTCGGCTATTTCGCGGAACGTTTCTTTTTGTTCCAGTTTTGCTTCTTCTTTTGCTTTATTTTTCGCTTCATCTATAATTTCTTTAGACTCAGGTAAATTTAATAGTTCTTCTAATTTCTTTGTCATCTTTTTTCTCTGTAATCCTTTAAAGCTGACTTGATTGCATCTTCTGCCAAAACTGAACAATGAATTTTAACTGGAGGTAATGATAGTTCTTCAACTATTTCTGTATTTTTTATTTCTTGTGCTTGTCCTACAGTTTTTCCTTTTAGCCATTCAGTTGCTAAACTTGAACTAGCAATAGCGGATCCGCAACCATATGTTTTAAATTTTGCATCTACTATTGTATCATCTTCTACTTTAATTTGAAGCTTCATTACATCACCACACGCTGGAGCTCCAACGATTCCAGTACCAACATCCGGCGAGTCTTTATCTAGGATGCCAACATTACGTGGGTTATTATAATGGTCTAACACTTTTTCACTATACGCCATCTCATTCTCCGTTAACTACTACTATTTAGCTCCACAACATTCTCCGTAAGCCATTTATAGAATAGCTCATGCGAGTACCTATTTGGATGATGTCCATCAGGATGAAACCAAGGTCGCCATTTATTATTATGATACATTTCCCATTGTTTTGCATTTTCATCATAAAAATAATCAAACCATTTTCTTTTACTTTTAGGTTGTTTTGTCCATTTTATATTTTTACTCCATCCACTATCCCAGAAGTTAGGAAAATTATATTCTGGACAAACAAGCTCTGCTAAACATTCTGTTAGGCAAATTAAATTTTTATATTGCTTAATTTCTTCTTTATATATTCGTTGACAGCCCCCAATCAAATAAATTTTTCTCTTTAATTTATTTAAACGCTGGAAGTTTTCATGCAAACACTCATGATGAAATTTTTCAAAATTTTCTCTTGTTGCAAGATGTTGTATAATAGATAAAAATGATTTTTTGGTTACACTTGTTTCATCGGCTAAAGTAGTATTACGTAAAGGATCAGTAACAAAGAAAAGTATAATAGTAGGATTGCGAGTTTTTAAATATTCTTCAAGTAAGTCTATTGCGTGGTTATTAGCAAAGTGATGGACAAGTCTTACTTTATGACCTGCAAGTTTTAAATGTTTATTAATGCCAGGGTGTATAACACCATACCCTTCTTTTTTAAAAGTTGGTTTTCGATGACTAGATATTTTTACAGAACTTCTTTCACCCCATTCACCACACGCCCAACTATCGCCTGCTAGTAATATATGATGCATATTAACGTTTTTTGCCGCGATGAAAAATATCGTTTTCGTTAATTACCCGGAAAAGAATTTTACGTTGTTTACACCAATGTCTAGCGGCTTCCCATTTAGCCATGTTTCTTACATATTGAGCTTGTCTATATTTGTTTCGCCCAACACTTTCTTTAGTCATTTGGTTTTCAGGTTTAACTTCTATAAGTTCAACGTGGCCTTTACCTTTTCTATCAGTATATTGAATCATAAAATCAGGAACATAAATTGTAAGTTTTCCTGTTAAGGGATCTTTATATGGAATTTTAACTGACTCACTAGCCCATTTAGAAACAGAAGGACTTTCATCGCAAAAACGCATGAAAGCAAATTCCCAACTTGATCTATATAAAGGAGTTTTTCTACCTAGGTACTTGTTATCATTTTTTAACGTATAACGTCCTTGGGCGAACTTAGGCATATCATACCAATACGTTTCTTGTCTCTAATTTATTAGTAGATGTATCTACCTTATAACCTAGAGTACTAATTTTTGATCGATTATAATTTAATACTTCCGTCACAATTCCACTTAATGCAAGGTTATCATAACCTTTAAGTGTATCTAGTAATTCAAATACATTAACATCATCTATTCTGGCTTGTTGCATAAGAATAGTACCGATTGTTTGTGAACTAACTTTATCAAATCCACGATTTTCAAAAAAGCCAATAACTGCATCAACTTGGTTAGAGGGAAAACTAATAGACGCAGTAAAATATTGATCTAAGAAATTTTTGACTTCTTGTGCAGAATCATTCTTATCAACTCTTGGTAAATTAATTGGTTGTGGGTTTGGTGTTACTACTGGCATATTATTTTCCTTATGTAAATCTTAAGTGTGGATTATTTTTAGCTAAAGTTTCAGCTTGAGCAATGATTTCATTTCTCTTCGTTTCTTTACTCGATTCTGGTAAACTATTAAAAGTATCAACCATTGCATCTATACTAGAAGCCCCACCAGCATTAAGGTGATCTTTCTTTCCTGTAAATGCAACAACTAAATCATTTAATTTACCTTGATTAGTAAGTAATGAGTTTGCAATTTCAGTACCTGAAGAGGTTTGTACGGCACTTACTAGACTAGTAACAGCAGTTACTCCAGAGATTGTACTAACGAGTGAAGTTGCTGAACCTTTCGGGAAAAGTGTATTTGCAACACCACCAACTTGATTAACACTTCCTATAGCTCCAATTGCCCCTTTTAAAATATTAAATCCTTCTTGGCGTAAGCCACCACGTGATAAACTTTTTGCATTTTTAAAAACGTTTGCACCTTTAAGTACAGTACCAAGAAAAGCAGTTGGACTTTTAAATGCTTGTCCACTTGTAATGTCTCCAAGGATACCTAACCCGCCTTCAAGTACGCCTCCTCGACCAGTTAGACTCACTGTGCCTCCACCTTCTATTGTTAGTGGACTTGGAGATGTATCATAGTGTCCAGATGGTGATCCAAAGCTCTTAGGTGCTATGCCTTGTTGGACTGCTCCGCGACCGTACCATACAGTTTCGTATGAAAGTTGCATTGTACTTTGCACGGCATCACTTGCTGAGTTTTCCATTGTGTCATGTTGCCAACTTGTAATTAATGGATTAACTAATGTAAAACAAGTATATCTTCGTCTAGACATTTGCCAAATTTGAATACTATTAAAAAAGTTTTGAAAACTATCGTTGTCCATCCCATAACGAAATCCGTTTACTACTTCACCGTTATAAGTATTTCCTCTGTTATAGGCGGCACTACGATCTTGTGGTGTTCCGTTATCTCCAGCAGTAAATGATGCATAAGTTCCATCTCTCCAATAATATCTATAATATGCTTCCCACATCGCAGTGGTCATGCCAAAATTATCATCATGGAAAGTTATAGAAACAGGATCATAATCCATCCTTGTTTGTAAAACACGTTTTTGATTATATTGATGTTTTAAATTAGTTGATACACTATACTTAGGCAATTCTACAGCCTTAACAAGCATATTAAGTTCATAAGTGTTAAGTTGTGGAATTACTTTAACTGCATCAGCATTTAAATTAAAAGTTACATGATATAGAAACTTTTGTTTAGGTGCTAGACGAAAGTCGTCATTAGTATATAATGCCCTAGCGTGTTGCCAATCGGCAAGGTTACCTTTAGGGTTTGTAGCCCCTGATAATATGTTATCAAAGAATGCTTGAAATTTACTTGCCATACTATTATTTATCTAGGAAAATAAGTGGGTATTTAAAAAGAAAAAAGGGGCCTAAAAAGACCCCCCGTTTCTCGGAAATATTATAGTTTAATAGTATTACTGAGCGCCACCACCGGTAATAGCAGTATTAACTCCTCTACCAATAGCTGTGCCAATACCTGTACCTTGTGGTGTTTGTATAGCGTTATCATATCTAATTACTAACGCAATTTGCACTGGATCGTTTGTAGCGTATGCCAATGTATTGTAGTTAGCACTTTCAAGATAAGCACCGTATAATTCAAATGTTTCAAGCACACCTGCCGCATTTGCACCATTACCACCGTCTAAAATTTCAATTCTAGTTACGAATTTGTAATCGCTTCCTGAAGCCGCACTTGATTGTTCAAAGAAATCAAATTGTTTCTGTAGTTGCTCACCAACTAATTTTTGTACGTTATTCGAAACATCTTCACGTAAGTTAAGTGTAATTGGTTCCCAAGTATGTTTTCCTGCTAGGAATACTTTGGAGTTGTACACATCAACCGTGATAGTTTCAAAAGACACGTTAGGTCTTGTAACATCAACAACCTGTTTTGTTAACTCAGTTGTTGCGCCTGATACACCAAAATTTTCCAATGTCACCCTAAAGCGATATTGGAGTTTTGGCATTAACAGCCCTTGATTCGACGCTGATGCACTTGAATCTAAAGGTACTGTAAGTTTTGATAATGTCGAAATGCTCATTATAATATCTCCCTGTTAATAGTATTTATCATTTTACAGTCCCGCTATTTCACCAGTATTTTTAAGCCTTAGTGGAATGTAAATAAACTCTACTGCTTTAACTGGTTCTATAGCTATATCTAAATAAAGCTCATTACGGTCAATTCTACTTGGTGTGTTGTTTGATTCATCACACACAACTAGGAAATCATAAAGTGCTCTTTGACCAACTAATTCAAGTAGCAAAGTATCAGTTTGCGCCTTAATTTCGTCTCGTGTAATCTTATCATTTGGTTCAAAGATATAAGGTTTAGCAAGTTTTTTAAGTTGCCCACGTAAGTAAATTACTAAACGTGCTACATTGATTCTATCAAGTGCCGATGCATTCTTGGCTCTTGTTTTTTGTCCAAAGTTTACTAACCCTGCTCCTGTTAAAAATGTAACCGGGTTAATAGCGTTGCTATATAATGTGTCACGTTGTCCTTCATTAAGTGCAGTACTTACAAATTCGCCTTCGTCATCAATGTAACCTGCCGCACTTGCATTCGTAATGCCACCACGTCTTGTTCCTGCTGGTGCAAACCATGGAAACGAAACTTGATCGCTTAATGCAAATGTTCTTAATATACCATGACTTGGTGGAACAACTACGTTGTTACCTGCATTGTCACTTGTAAATAAACTTGGATAAAATACACCTAAGTATTCATCAAAAGTAACAAGTCCGTCGTCATTATCCTCAACTGCTAGAGCTGTATTTTTGCCCCAGTTATTAAGTGTAGTTGCATCTGGTGTTAGTCTAAATGGACTGTCACCAATAATAAATGCACTTAGGCTTCTATCATAATTTAATGTAACCATTTCACCAATTAGTTCTGGATATCCAGGACAAGACATTAAGTTAAACAATCTTGATTCATCATCTCTAATTTTTTGATTGCTGTTTACTAATGCTTGTAATGATTGTACAACAACTTTACGTTGAGCTTTACGTCCAAAGCTACCTGCACCATTTGGTTGGTTAGCTGATTCAGTAACCCAACGGTGTGCATAGTAGGCGTCTTGTGATTCGTCGCCAAATCTAATATTGTCAGTTGCTGTGTTTACATAGTTACGAACAAATTTCTTAACATTAAATCCGCTTCTACGTAGATTGTAAAGCAACATACCTTTTGGATATAGTGCTGGATCTGGAGCGTCAGTATCAATAAAGTTACTTACTAATAGTGCCGCAATAGTTCCTTCTTTATCCGAATTAGCACCTGCTGTGTTATAACGTGCATCTCCAAATAAAACTCCGTCTTCAGTAGTTTGATCACTTGAATCAATTAAAACAAACTTTAAAGTAGCGCCGTTGTATTTGTAAATTTGTGGATAGTTTTCAACATCTGCTGTTGAAATCCAAAGATCACCATTTTTAAGTGCAGTACCATCTGATTGTAAAGTTGGCTCTGTTGCCGCTACAATCGGACCTGCTGGGTCAGTTTTGTCAGCTGACGCAACTTCATAAAATGGACTTGTTGAATCTTGATATCCTACCCAAGTAGTACCATTGTGAATCATTATGTCAACTTCATCAACAATCGAACTGTACCATAAACGGTTGTCTGTTGTTAAGGCAGTTGGTGCATCTGATCCTGCTGTATAAGTTAATACTTGCCAGTTACTTGCAACAAAATCGTGTGTACTGTCGCCAGTTGGTGCTGTATATAAGTTAGGTGTACCTGTTGTTGAATCTACATAAGCTGTATATCCAGCCAAGTTAAGTACGCCACCTGTATCTTTAATGCGGAATTCACCACCATCGTTATGTGAAATAACAATTCTATTTGAAGCATCTACTGAAGCTTCAATGTTAGTAAATCCTGCTGAGTTAATTGCTCCTGCAACTTCGTCAGCATCACTTGATGCCGCTGTAGTTGTAACACTAACTGTTACATCTGCTCCTAGAGCCTCTGTTCCAACAATTGACTCTTGGATATTAAATGCATAAGTGGTAGCTGTAAGTTGAGTTGTAATTATATCACTTGTAATAGTTGTGTTTCCTGTAGTAACACGTCTATGGATTTTAAAGTCAGCTACAACGTCTGTTGTTTCAGCGTTATTGTAATTAACATATAAAGAACCAATTGCTAAATTAACACCACCGCCAGCTTTGTCTAAGTTAAACAATGCTGAGTGATTATTAGCATACATTGGA